CCTTGGATGCTAGCGAACAGTACGTTTAACACTTACGGATATAACTTCCTTAACGACTCGCCGGGTACTCTAAGCCAGTTGCTGTGGACGGCTATTAGAAGTGATACGTCTTCCGGTAACAGAATTATGATTGAGGCAGTGAATGGAATTACGATTGGTAGCACAGGTTCATCATGGCCTAATGCTCCAACGCAAGTGGCACTTATGCCTTGACAAACTTAGTAGTATAGTAGTACAATAAGCCGCCTTAGGGTGGCTTTTGACTTTTTAAGGAGCGTATGTTATACTCCTTCCTATGATTATAGCACGAAATAACGAAGAAAGGTAAAGAATTTAATGTCTACCCGTTTCTATTATGGACAAAAAGACTACATCGAGCAACTTAATATTATGGACGATGTAGCAACTGCTAGCTCAACAAGCGCTGCAGCTTCCGCAGCAGCAGCAGCAAATAGCGCAACACAGGCCGCGAACTCAGCCGCAGCAGCGGCCTCCTTGATCGAGGATCAGATTGTTGATGGTCAAACTACTAAAGCACCCTCTCAGAATGCTGTGTACGATGCTTTGGCATTGAAAGCTCCGCTAGCTTCTCCAACGTTCACTGGGACAGTAAGTGGTGTTACTAAAGCCATGGTAGGACTAGGTAACGTTGACAACACTGCTGATGCAAATAAGAACGTACTATCAGCAACTAAACTCGCAACAGCTAGAAATATTAATGGTGTTGCTTTTGATGGCACCACTAATATCACTGTGGCTGATAGTACCAAGTTACCACTAACAGGTGGCAGCATTACAGGTAGCCTCTCTGTTGACGGGCTACTGAGCACCACAAATGCAACCACCAACACGTACACAGCGCTCTTTACGAAAGGTGGATCAGACCCTAACTTCCGCCTAGGCTTCCGTAATGGAACGGGTTCTGCCACTAACACCGAACAGGCTGCTCTATCGTTCCAGTACAACGGTACAGAAACTGCATTCATCGGTTTCAACCGTGGTGGTGCAGCCAATGCGGGAGCCATTACATTCTCCATGAATGGCACAGAAGCAGGTCGTTTTGATGGTTCAGGAAACCTGCTGGTTGGCGTGATAGGTGGCACCTATCACGCTATTAAGAAGGCTGTATCAAACGATGTTGGAGCGCCAATTCTCGCCATCGTTGCTAGCACCAACGATACTGCGGGATTCTATGGTGTTTCTGGTGGATCACTAGGTAATGCGGCAAATGCGGCTTTCAAGGTCAATAAGGATGCTACCACCAGCCGATCCATCAACGCTAGCGGAACCATCAACGCCTCCGGTGCCGACTATGCCGAGTACATGCGCAAGGCAGATGACTGCGGCGTTCTCGTCAAAGGGCAGATTGTCGGCGTCGATGCGCAGGGAAGGCTGACCGATAAATGGGCGGAGGCCAAGTCGTTCCTGATCAAGTCAACCAATCCATCATATGTGGGCGGCGACACATGGGGATCGGAAGAAGCGCTAGGCATTTCCCGCCCGACTGATACTGACGCTGAAGACTACGAAGATCAACTTGCTTTGTTTGAAGAAGTACTAGAAGAAGCTCGTCAGAAGGTTGATCGTATCGCCTATTGTGGTCAAGTACCGGTGAACGTTATGGGAGCGGAAGTTGGTCAATATGTCGTGCCAATGCAGGATGGAGATGGAATTGGTGCCATCTTGGTAGACGAAGATGATATCACGCTCAAACAGTATATGAAAGCAGTCGGTATTGTCCAAAATATTCTACCAGACGGTCGCGCAAATGTTCGTGTTAAACCTGTTTAATAAAGGAAGAGTACATGGTTAATGTACGTATTATCTACGATAACGCTGCTGATAGGGCTACTCTTTCTACTTCCACTACGGCAGGTAGTTTGGTAGCTGCAAATATGCAGAGCGATATCAAGAGCGCCGTATGGCGCTCTACAAGCACTACAGCAACGATTACAGCTACATGGACAGTGGGTGAAACAATTTCGGGAGTAGCAATTCCATTTTGTAATCTAACTTCAGGTGCGACTATCCGTGTACGAGGATACACAAACGCTGGAGATTCTTCTCCTATCTTTGATACTGGAACTATCTTTGCTTGCCCTACGCAACAACTAGGATTGTTTGGGTGGGGGCCAGAGAGTCTTGGCGTCAATGCATACAGCTACGGCGGTGGAGTGTACGCCAGAGCATGGATTAACAATCCCGCTAACGTTAAGAAGCTTGTAATTGACTTGGTGGACGTATCTAATCTGGCGGGTTACATCGAAGCTTCACGTCTAGTCACGGGTATTCATTGGGAACCTAAAATTGGTGCTGAACAAGGGGCGACACTTACTGTTGTTGATACAAGCAAGCACTATCGTAATGATGCTGGGGATCAGATGACCGACAGAGGAACCCGCCACAGAAAACAAACTTTCTCACTTCCTTCTCTTGACGAACAAGATAGAGCAAAGATGTGGGATATTTTGTGGGGTAATGGAATGGCAAGGCCCGTATTTGTCAGCGTGTATCCAAATAGCACTGAGCCGAAGTTGGAACAGCTTCATCAACTTTACGGAAAGCTTATTACAAGCCCTGTGATGGGTACACCATATTTTAATCGTCAGAATGCTTCTGTCGATATCGAAGAAATTTAAGCAGAAAGGACAGAAGTAAATGGATCAAGGAACATTGATTAACGTGCTGTTGGGAGCTGTAGGACTGATTGGCACACTGACGGGGATTATTTGGAATATGGTGAGAACTGAAGCCAAGGAACAAGCAGAACAGCTGAAGAAGAAAGTAGATGAAGACAGGCTTCGTGAGGTATCAGCGAATCTTATGCTTGAGATTCATGATGCACGTGACAGCAGCGAGAAGCTTGTGAATAAATTGGAACAACGTCATGAACGAGAATTGGAGCAAATGCATCAACGTGTTGGTGAACAAATGCGCTCGATGGAACAGAACATCCTCGTACAACTTCAACTTGTAAGACAAGTGCTAGAAACAAAGGTAGCCTCAAAATGAGTATCGAAACGATTATTGACGACATTATCAAAGTTGAAGGCGGATACGTCAATGACGAAAATGACGCTGGTGGTGCAACTAAGTACGGCATCACAATGACTACTGCCCGTGCAAACGGGTATGTAGGTGATATGAAAGACCTGTCGATTGAAACAGCTCGACAGATTTACAAAAATATGTATTGGCTGACTCCTCATTTTGATAGGGTAGCCATGCTGTCCCCGGCCATTGCAGAAGAACTCTGTGATACCGGCGTGAACTGTGGAGTGAACTTCGCAAGCGGAATCCTTCAAAGTTGCCTGAACCTGTTGAATCGTCAGGAAGCTGATTATAAGGATGTGCCAGAGGATAAAGCCATCGGCCCTGCCACATTGAATGCACTGGCTGCGTACTTGGTTAAGCGTGGTAAAGATGGTGAATTAGTATTGCTACGTATGCTGAATGTTATGCAAGGTAGTCGTTACATTGAGCTATGCAAGACTAAATCCACACAGGAACAGTTTTTGTTTGGATGGTTCCTGAATAGAGTAAAAGTTAAAGGAGATTAAGATGGATATTAGTGATTTGAAAGGAGTGGTTGGTAAGGTCGCCCCCGTATTAGCATCTGCCCTAGGAACTCCTGCTGCTGGGGCGGCTGTAGCAGCCCTCTGTGAGGTTTTTGGGTTGAAGAGCACAGGAAGTACCGAAGACAATCAAAAAGCGCTCCTAGAGGCTGTAAATGGAGCTACAGCGGATCAAGTTATTGCAATGAAAAAAGCAGATCAGGATTTTGCTGTTCAGATGGAAGGCTTGAGCATTAAGCGAGAAGAAGTAGCTAGTGCTGATAGGGACTCTGCGCGTAAGCGTGAAAGTGAAGTAAAGGATCATACGCCACGTAACCTAGCGTATGCATTGGTAGCAGGATTCTTTACTGTACTGGGAATGATGTTCTTTGTGAATGTCCCGACATCGACTCGTGATCTTCTGAACATTATGCTTGGTATGTTGGGTACGTCGTTCGTGTCAGTAATCACTTACTACTTTGGTAGTACAAATGGAAGTGCCAAGAAGACTGAGCTGTTGGCTCAGTCCATCCCGGCAGATAAGAAGTAAGCTAACGCTGTGGTAGGCGTTTTGGAGGGAAGAGGCTTAAGTGCTTCTCCCTCTTTTTTTTTTATTCCTTGGCCTTAGTAGTACGCTTCGGCTTTTCTGTCTCTTCAATCTTTACAATCTTTACTTCAACAGATTCAATTGCAGAAGCAACGTTACCTTTCTCTTTAGACAGCAATGCTACGGTCATAGCGGAAGCAAACAGTTCGTGCATCACTTCACGAGGAAGTTCCCGGAAGGTATTGAAATGGCTGATGTGGCCTTCGATTTGTTCTACGGTAAGAGCCATTGATTATTCCTTTCCTACGATGGTTTCCAGTTCTTCAAAGGTGTCACCCTTTACGATTACCTTTTCAACGGGCTTTTGTTTCCCCATCTCGACAGGTTTGTTACGAGCCACGAAATATGGCTTCAGTTCTCCAGCTTTAAACGGACGAGCCGTATCCTTTGTGGAACGAGCTGCACCCTTGATAGCTTCCTTCAGTTCCGTGTTCAGCGACTTAAGCTCTTCCAGCACGTCTTTGTTTTGTTCCTCTACATAGGCTTTCAGCTCGTCCTGTGCTGCCTTTACATTGGCAACGAGTTCAACTGCCTTCTCATCAGTTTCTTTGAAGTCCTTGATGATTTGCTTCTTGGTTTCGATATTACGAATCAGAGGGCCAATTTCAGCCGAATACTCGCGTAGTGCACTTTTAGTGGTCATTGTACTTTTCCTTTATTAAATTGAAATCTTACAGGAAGCGTCCACGTTTTCAGTCTTTCAATAACTTTTACGTCAACATCTATACCTGCAACTAACTTATCAGCCCATTTCCTAGCCTCAGACTCTTTAGCTTCTCTGTAAGCTAGGTGAGCATCTAGCTCTGTAGCGTAGTAGCCAACAAGTTTATGTTCTCCGTCTGTAGACATCTGGGCAATATACGGAAGTGGCCTTAGATGGTCAAAAGACACTCCAAGTGCATATAATCCTCGTGCACCTTCTCTGAAGGTCAGAAAGGAATTTAGCTGTTTTGGAAGAAGGCAACAAAAATCGGAACCATATATCTTGTTGCCTTCTACAAGCAGGTCTTTGTCTAATTGATAGCTATCATTTCCATAACCGATCTGCGTAGTATGCCACTCAGCAAAATTATTAAAGTCTAAGAACTCTTTTGAAATTTCGCAACCTTTATATGTTGGCATTGACTCTTGGTAAGTGCCTCCGGTCTTACAGCGAGTTTTCATGTGATACCACTTAGATGCAGATTTGGTTATATACTGGATACTTCCGCTTCGAAACGTCTTAACCCATTTGCCATATAACTTGAAGTCATTCACAACTACTGGCATAGCACTACTTAAAAATACCTTTCATTTTCGTAGCGATAGTGGAAGCACGGTCGGCCTCAGCGGATGCAGCAGCCAATTGGATATTGGCCTTTTGGATTGCTTCTGCATGAGCGGCAGCTTGAACGCGATGGGCCAGTTCTACGGCTTCCAGTTGAGCGATGGTATGGTTGAAGGCTTCCATTACACCGTCAACAGTGGTTGGGGCTTTGGCACCGAAGATGGAACCAAGCAGGGAAGGTTCTTTACGATCCATTATGTTCTCCTTTAAATTTTAAGTTGTGTTACAAAAATCCCAGTAATGCGCCTAGAGGTGCAGCAAAGATGCCAATGATACGCAGGATAGCCAGCAGCGAGATATCGCCACCAATCATGCCAATTAGCTTGACGATGTTTGCAATCCAGCCACTAACAGCAGCAATCCAAATTGCAGCTACGAAAGCAGTATAAATTTTCATTTCAATTCTCCTTATTTAAATTAATCTTCTTTCACCCACAGAGTGGCATCTACGTCGTGGAATACAGCTTGGAAGATAGCCGTCAAACGTTTTACATCCCCTCCACCCAATCCACCGCCAATCATAGGCAGATATACAAGTACGTTACGCTTCTTAGCTTCAGCAGCAACCTTCTCCAAAGCTACAATAACAGCATCGTAATCCACGTACAGCTTGCCATCATAACCATAGAATTTCTGAGTAATAGCATTACATACTGTAACGGAACTACCTTCGATGATAACGAAGTGCGCATCCCCCAGATGCAAACCGAAGTCTTTATACTCTTGCTTGTAAGCTTCGTACGCAAACGGATACAGCTTCTTCACCAGTCCGGCAATGCCTCTACCCATGTTACCTTGAGCGTTACAGCCGTGGACAAAAATTACTGGCTCGTTCTTTTCATCCTTTGCCAGCAGTTCGTTGAATACATCGCCCGATTCAATTTTCAGCATTACTTTCCTTTCTTTGGTATGTTACCCATCTTGATGCAGTGGGAGCATTTGCAAGTGCATTTCTTCGCCATTATCCCTCCTAGGTACAAAAGCTAATCTGTGTTCCGTCAGGAAATCCTGACTTACGTATCACCTCTCCGTATTGCTCAAGAGAGATGACTGCTTTTCCATTCCGATATAGGCAAGGTAGAAAGAAACTCTTCCGTACTGTGCCACGTCGGATACTTACCAATGTCAATTTAATCATCTCTCTTCTCCTATCTAGGTTGATAGGCAGCTATTGTACACTACCTATCAACATTGTCAAGCAGGTTATACTACGTAGTAGCGTTGGCCTTTCAATGCAGTTGGGCCAGCGTCATAGGATTTCTTACCTTGCACAACAGCTTGAGCACGAGCCATGTCACGAGTGCCGTAGAACGCTGCGTTTGCTGGAGGTGTGTGGAAACGAGCACGACCACCATCGTTCGGAATGATTGCTACTGGCTTAGTCGTATTGACAGGCTTTGCAGCAATCTTCTTAGCAGCTACAGGCGATGGAGTAGGCTTACCATTGGAAGGAGCCTGAGCCAGTTGAGGCACAGCAGGAGCGTTCTTCTGACCTGCATAACGTTCCAGATCAGCCTGAGTTACAGGACGACCTTTCTCTGCCCAGTACAGCACGCCAGTGCCAGCAACCAGCTTACGATTCACGCTTTCGCTCTGGATGAAGATATCGTGTTCGCCAGTACCGTGATTCGGATGGATACGAGCATTGTTCACAGTATCCAGACCCAGCATCTTACGAGCATCAGGGCCAGCATACACTTTGCCAGTGGTTTTGTGACGAATCAGAATCAGCTTCGACGGAGACACACGAGGCTCAGTCTTTGTCAGTTGATAGAACGCTGCACCAATCAGGTACTCAGTACGCTTCGACAGGATGAAGTCACGAATCTGAGCACCGTTATGGAACTGATCCACCACGTACAGCGAAGTTTTAGCACTGATATCAACCAGAGCCGAAGTGTCTACAGCCGATGTGCTAGTGTAGAACACGTTGGACGACTTAGCACCAGTAGCACGGGTAGCATAGAAATTGTTCATTGCTTGCGAAGTCGCTTGGGTAGAGGCTTCAACGCCACGAGCAGATTGATCCCACTCTTGGACGTTCCCCAAAGGGATGCTAAGATCCTGTGCTACGGATTTAGCGTACCCTTTGGGAACACGCAGAACAAACGTCCAACGTCCTGTTGCTTGAAGACGCTCAATCTTATCCGCCAATGAACGTTGAGTCCAAGTACACGAGGCATTTTCTTCACCGTCTGTGGTCGCCATAATGAGGAAGGATACGTTAGGGTTGTTCGCATCTGGAACTGATTCCATCTGAGTGATCAGATCACCAATACCATCGTACATGGCAGTCCAGCCACGAGCTTCCCACGAAGTAAGAGGTTTCAGTACGTGAGGGTTGGAGTTGGTAATTTCACGGGTCACGGTATCGCCGAAGCGGTTAACGAATACGATAGTATCCAGCATGTGAGCAGTAGCAGCTTCCTTCACTGCCGAGATGTTGGCATTGAAGTCTTTTACTGCCGACTGGCTGATGCTAGACATAGAGCTAGATGCATCTTTGGAAAAGCCGATGTAGTTCTTTTGATGGTTCATTTTGTTATTTCTCCTTAGTTTAGGGTTGGTTTTTCATTTAGTTCATCCTCTTCTTCCGAAGGAGGATGGTATTCCGATACGAAAGCGCACCGGCTGGTTGTGTCAGATAGGTAGAAAGTGTTACCTGCATACAGGCCATTCAACAAGACCCCTTTACAAGTAAAGTTATCCACTAATTCTACCACACGGTACACATCCAACGACAGTGTATCACCGCTTATGTTCGTATCTGCGTACACGACAACATCATCAATGTACAATTCGTCTCCAAAGCGGTCTATGGTCATGCTTATTCCTGCTTCAGACGTTCTACGATTTGAGCGAAGGTTTGGAAGGTAAGTTGCTTACCGTTGCAGAATACTTCATTCAATTGACCGTGAACTTCTTCCTCCTCGGTTTGACGGTCGAACAGATAGTAGTTGCCATCTACCTTTTCAACACGCAGCAAACCAGTAGCAGACTTCTTCATGCCGTCACCCGTTTTAGGGTCTTTCTGAATGTCACGCGGAACTCCGTTGACAACGCCGTGGGTCGCTTTCACGGCCATGCCGAACGTGTCACGTGTCATGTACTGGTAGGTGAACGAACCAACACCGAACACGATATTCGCTGCGCTAAAGCCTTTGGCCATCAGACGTTGCAGGATTTGTTCTGTGCGTTCCAGAGTGATGCTATCACCGTAAATCAGGCCGACACGTTGGTTCAGAGTCTTGAAACCTTTTTCATTGATGTCACCACCGAAGATGTCCCACAGACATTCCACAGCACCTTTCACTTCATGTTCTGACACTTCTTTGCCGACTAAGAAATCTGAAGGAGAGTTATCATAACGGTCATGGGTAATACCGAACTTGTAAAACTTGCCGTCCATCTTAACAACGTCGTAGTCATTGTATGCAAGTGCGTCAGTATCATCCCAGCGGTCGCCAGTAGGCTCATACACCTTCAGGCCAGCAACAATCTTCACAGGATCACCAGAATCAGGACGGAACACAACCTTAGCCTGACCAAGAGCGTTTTCTTTACGAGCCAGAATCTCTTCCTTCAGTGCTACCGTGTACTTGGTAATGACAGTCCAGAAGTCCCAAGTGTCCGATACGATGGATACGATACCTTGTGGGTAGGTCTTCGTAATCAGACGACGGAAAGTTTCCAGTTCGGCTTCGCCCATACCGCCCATGCACATAACGGAGTGCTCTGTAGCAGGAACGGAGCCAGCAACCAGTTCCTTCGTAACGTCAGCACCGTAGTACTGTTCCAGATAGTCAATAGCTGGCAGCGTGTCAGTACCACGGGACGACAGCAAGTGAGCAGCACCAGCCTTAGCAGCAGCATGCCAACCAGCCATACCTCGCATCGAAAAGTCGTGAATTTGCCAATCAGCAAACTCTTTAGGGCTACCAGTGAGTTCGACGTATTTGTTCAGGATACGACGGTACTCGTAAGTAATGGTAGCTACGGTAATTTGTTGCCACAGTTCGTCCGATAGAACAGTCTCCAGATAATTCGTCAGCCAGAAGAATTGCGGCAGCGTGTTACGAATCGTCAGGAAAGGAACCTTGATGTTCACACGAGAACCTTCAGGCAACGCTTTGATGACGATAGGCAGATAGCCAAGATCATGCAGAGCTGCAATGTGGTCGGTTCGTACGGCATCAGGGCCGAGGAAGTTATCGCAACGGCGCTTGTATTCAGCAATTACTTCGTCTTTAGGACGATTGAAGAAGTGTTCGTTCCAT